GGTTTACCTGTTCTTTCAATAAGAGTTTCATATAAACCAGAATTACCAAAGTTTAATTTCAATCTATGTAGAACTAAAGAACCTCTACGATCTGCTCTATAGGCGTCACCTAATTGAGTTGTATAGTAAATGGTAGGTAATTTAACTTCATAATCATACTTTTGACCAAGTATAATATTGTTAGTTGGAGTTTGAGTAACTCCACTTGCATCAACATATGTTTTCCAGTTACCAGGGAGACTTATTTTTGTAGTAGTACCATCTTTATATACAGTTATATCTTGACATAAACCTTGTAAGGTATCGTCAGTTGATGTAGGTACCACATATGCAGATAAATCACTAGTTAAGTTAAACGATGTTGGTACTGTAAATGTAGTACGATCATTTGTTACATCATAAGCTGATAAAGAAGATGAAGCTACTGTCGTCATATTATCTAGATGAATCTTATAAATAATATCATCTGATGTATCAGTAGTAGTTTTATCATCAGTAACTGTTATACTATCTGTATGTAGTTTTAAAGGTATCTTTTGTAATACATTTTTATTAGATGTATAGTTTATATACATAGCAGCATTACCACCACCTAAAGTAAGGACAGTAGTGTTAGCAGCAGAAGATATAGTAAAACTATTTGAATCGGGAATTGTACTTACATAGAATGTAGAGTTATCATTAACATTAACACCACCTGTAGTTAAAGCTGTACCACCTCCATTATGGAAAACAATGGTATCTCCTACAGCTAATCCATGATTACTTAGAGTTAGGGTATTAGAACTTCTAGCTACAATTTCATTAGTAAGAGTCCTTGAGTTAGCAGTTACTAAATACAAGTCATCATCTAATACTGCATGATGTACTATCTTATTTTTAAATTCCCAGGTAAACCAAGATTGTTGTAAACGTTTATCAGATGCGTTAAAATATTTAAACCCATATAGAGTTGTTTTATTTTTTTCACTGAAAAATGCTAAACCGTTTTCCCTTGAATTAGAAACTAAATCTAAATCTTTATCTAATAATTTACTTACAATCTTACTTTGTTCTATAACATCAGGTTCACCTTCTCGTAATACTCTAGCCATTTCCATGAAACGTGAGTTTTTACCTGCGTTATCTAAGAAACCTATTGTAGTACCTAATGAGAAAGGATTAGTTTTATAGTTAAAATTATAAGAAGATATAAAGTTAATCTTAGCAGTTAAAGGACTTAAGATATCACTATCTGTTGTCAACATGAACTGTTGATTCTTAGTGAATAATACTAAACCACTATTGACTTGGAGACCATCATACACAATAGCTGGGTATTCAGAACTACAAGATACATCAATTGGATCAGTAGCTGTAAATTGTATTGCAGACTTATTCCAGAAATTAAAAAAATTCCCAGGTCTTGACATGACTACATTTTCATCACTTAATATAACAAATCTATTTCTAAAGAATAATAACTTGTTAATCGTGTAACCTACGAAACTAGCTCTAGGGTTAGTGCCATCTACATCTGTATCACCCACTTGAGCTAGAGACCAATCAATATGATCTATTACAAATGAACCGTCAGCTTGTCTTACAAGTTGTACAGGTAAAGTAGTTTTATTGTATTCAATTAAAGTACCAGGCTTTGCACATTCTTCCCATACACCTTCACCATCTCGATCATTATGACCAAAGAATTTAACATAGTAATCATCTTCTTCAGCGTCACTATTAGCTACTTTAACTACATAACCATGTTTACATTGTTGTGGTAAATCAGCTATATCTTTTATAGAATCAGTAAGAACATTAAGAAGCTCACCAACAGGTGAATTTATATTAAATACACCTTCAGATGTAGGCCGACTGATATAAAGACCACTACCTATTTGCCTACAATAATAATCATTAGCTGAATCATCTTTCCATTGATAAAGTGCATTACTTCCACCATTGCTGTTACCTAATATATGCGTCCTAATAGCACCTATAATACTTTCAGCTGTTACAACTGTTTTAGCATCAAACGAAGTTGGTGTAGGTCTTATTAATCCTAAATTTGCTTGTACTTTAGATTCACTTACTTCCTCTACAGTAATTAATAGACTAGCGTGTTCAAAACCAACTTCAATTTCTTGACCTTGTGTCCAACCTTCTCCACCATGTAGTAAATCTACAACAGTTTGATAACGTGCAAAGTACATAGGAGTGTCATCATTAGGCTCAGGAACAGCTTGTCCAGTATTAGTTACACGAAAATATAAATTATTTTTATTATTATGACCACCAGCTGTTCCAGTTACAACTCTAGTAGCAGTATAAGTAGCTTGTGCTGGACCACCATCAGAACTAGATTTTATTATTGTGGCTAATGTGTTTTGTACACCACCTTCTTTAAAAGCTAATTTAACTTGTTTTCCATAATGAACCTCTCCACTATTTTCTCGTCTATAATTATCAACAGAAATTGTAAATTTCAATTTATAATAATCTTCATGATTCCAAAAAGCTTGAAGTATTTTAGAAGTTAGACCTGAATTATTTTCAGGACTCCCATGAGTATTTAAGTCCAGTTGTTTAGAAATAGTAGTAGTACCATCAGTGATTCTATACCAACCATCATCATCTCCTAAACCATCCATGTCTATATTTTGTACTTCAGGTAGTCCTGTAATACTAAATATTTGTGTAGCAACATTAGTTAATGTAGGTTCAGTACCACCATTTTTTAACACAACTGATAATTTAGTAGCTGTTGTTACAGTGCTTAAACTAGTATTATCAAATAGATTAACAGCATATTGAGCTGAATAAGCTACTTTCTTTAATTGTATATAAGCTTCAGGAGGACGTACTGGTTCTATAGTGGTATCCATAGCAACAGTTTTTGTCCTGTTAGTAATGTATGTATAATCGTTTAAAGTTAAAGTTTGTAAATCTTCATCAGAAGTGTTAACTAAATAATTAGTTATACTAGTTTCTAACCCACTTAATCCTGCTACATAATCCCATTTAGCAGTGTTATCTGTTATAGCTGTACTAGTACCACTTGGACCACCTGATCCTGCAGATGTACCAGCAGTAGAACACGTATAAACATTACTATTGTTTTTTACTTTTTGACCAACAGTATATGCAGTGCTAGCTAACCAAGGTTTTGCAGCTACATGAACAGTTTTAGTAGAACCATCACTACCCCACATATTCACATCACCATCTCTAGCGATTTGACCTATGTACTGTTCGTTTTCATCTCTATAGTAATGGAACCATTTCCCTACATGATCAGAGTTTAAAGCTTTATTACCATCACTCTCATCCATTAAAGAACCAATTAATTGGCTACCAGGTCTTTTCATTAAACCTTCTGTTACATCAGGTAAAACATTCTGTGCTGTTTTTACCTGGCCTGGTACTTTTAACTCATCAGGTTGTTGAGACAACCCACCTGTATAAGAAGGTATTGTTTGTGTTACACTTGACATTATCTACTAAGTACAGAGAACGGTGTGTAAGATCTATATCCAGATCCATGAGGAATGCCAAAGAATGAATGGTCTCCTTTGTCACAATCGTATTCAATACAAGAAGCTCTTGATTTAGCTTCATCTTGTTGTAATAATTGTACCAATTGTGGGTTAGCTACAAGTTGTGTAGCAGCTCTTACAGCAGCTCTGTAAGTAATGTATCTTTGGAAACAATTAGGTATATCTGTAAAAGCATATAAACTTACTATATCTACATATATGTCAGCGTCAAATTCATCAGTATGATTTACTAGGTCATATAACCTACCATACCTAGTTACAACATCAGTTACTTTAGAAACTAATCCTTCATGTATATCATATCTAAGAGTGTTAGCTGGTAATTCAATATACTTAGTAGTCGGGTCTGGACTGACCTTTACGTGTTCTTCAGTATTGAAATGCCAACCTTCATTCTGTACATCCTTATTTACTTCAGTTAGAATATTGTAAATAAATGATATCTCTGGGTTAGTACTTATTAATGAACCTGTTGTTGTATCTTTTAATTGGGTGATAGGAGATTGACCGATGGCTCCCAGTATAGAGTTGACTGCGGATAATTCG